GCTCGCCCCGCCGCCGAGAATGACGGCGGGGCGGCCCAGATGGGCATCGATCAGATCATGGTGAACAGGCACGCATGCTGCCAGTAGCCATAGCCCACGTTGCGCCAGGTGTCGACGCCGTACTGGTGCGAGTCGTTCTCGAACTCGAACTCGCTGCCCTCGGCCCGTGCCTTGATCTGCACGGCCGTCTCCTCCTGGCGGATGAACGGCTTCACGCCGCCATCTGTGCGGAACACCGCGGCCTGCGCCGTCCAGCCGAGGCGCGCGTTGGCGACCGCGCGGATGCTGTAGTTGCTCTGGCCGGCCAGCGCGTTCGAGTCGCCCCGATCGATGAACGGCATCGCAATGGCGGCCTGGGCGACCGCCAGCAGCGGCGTCGGCACCATGACGACAAAGCTCTGCGCGTTCTCGTTCATCGGCTCGCCCTGGTCGTCCTTGAAGCCATAGATGGCGGCGACGGCCTGCTGGATGCACATGCCGAACTCACCGACGGACGGCGCCGTGGTGCTGCCGTGGTTCGTCACCGGCAGGCCGGAGATGTCGATCGACAGGTCGTTCGACTGGGAGCCGGAGTTGCCCTCGGCGTGATCCGTGTCGAAGAAGAACTGCCCGTCGTAGCACACGCCGGCTTCACCGCCGACGATCAGCGCAGACAGCAGGCTCGCCCAATGCGCGTTCGTGCGCCGGGCCAGCTCGTCGATGCGGACCATGATCTGGCCCGTCTTGTCGCGGCGCAGATCCTTCACCTGCACTTCGAGGGTGGCCTCGTAGTGCTTGTTCTGGATCGTGATGCCGTTCTCGCGGAAGCCCTTGGCGTGGCGACCGCCGACCCACTCGCGCATGGCCGGGCTCTGGCCGAGCCAGCGATACTCCTCGCCCGCCTGGTCGGAGGTGAAGAGCATCGAGGTATCGCCGATCCAGCCGGCGCCCTCGTCCTGCTCGAGCGTCTTGTAGAACCGGCCGATGATGGCGCGGCTCGAAAGGGTCTGAACACCCATGGTTATAACTCCTTGGAATTGAAGCGGGGAATCAGATCAGCCGGCTGAGGACGGCGTCGAACTCGACGACCGCCTGGCTGTTGGAGATCCAGCGCGACACATAGCCGATGAGGCTGTTGTTCGAGCTGGACTTCGTGAACGTGTCGTCGTCGCTGGCGTACACGGCCGGGCGGTCGTTGTCGGCGATCGTGCCGGTGAGGGGCACGACGACGCGACCGCGGGTGCGCACGCGCACGTTCTTCGCGCCGGCGGCGCCGGTGTTCTCGACCTTCTCGATCGCGAAGCCGAGGAACTTGTCGCCGGCCACGAGCGGGCGGGCATAGCCCGAGGCGTTCTCGCCGACGGCGGCGCCCTCGTAGATCGTGTCGGTGGCGATGACGGGATACTCCTCGATCTCACCGACCTGGAAGTCCCGCGCCTTATCTGCAGCAAGAGTGGTCATTGATGTCTCCTGGAAAAGTTGAAAGTGGATTCAGTCGTCCGAGCGGCGGCGGAGCATCCGCACGTTGCCGGCCGCCTGGTTGCGCGAGTACGCGACGTAGCTGTCGAGGTCGCTGAACTCGGAGCGGAGCTCCGGCTCGGTCTGCCATTCCGCCTTGCAGCGCTCCTCGATCGGCATCGTCTCGAGGCTGGGCTTGGCCTGCACCGTGGGCGCTGCGGGCTCCGGCACGGCCGGCGGCGAGTCGGCCGCCAGCGCCGCGGCCGCGGCCTGGCGCTGCGTGCGCTCGGCGGCCAGGATCTTGACCGCCGTTTCGGGACCGGTGGTGATGCCGTCGAGCGCGCAGGCTTCGACCAGCGCATCGTGACCCGGCACACGCTGGGCGAGGACGCCCGTCACGCGCTCGAGCTCGACCTTGCGGCCTTCCGCGCGGAATTCATCGGCGATCGCCGGGTAGAGTTCCGCAACCATTTCGCGGGTGATCTCCCCGCCGCTCGCCTTGGTGGACATAGAAATCCCTCCTTTGGAGGTATTTAGGGAAGAAATAACCTGCTCGAGAGAGCCGATCTCGTCGGCCATGCCGGCGTTAACTGCGTCGCGCCCGACGAGCACGCTGCCGCGACCGAAGTCCTGCAGCACCGTCTCGACGGATCGGTCTCGATTCGCCGCCACCGCCGCGATGAACACTCCGGCCATCGCATCGACTTGTGCCTGCAACTGAGCGCGGCCTTCGTCCGTGCGCACATCGGGTCGCTTGCCGGGCGACTGCGTCGAGACGATCTCGACCGAGTTCTCGTCGTCGTCGACGTCAACCGTGGCCACGACGCCAATCGAGCCGAGCAGCGCCGTGTCGCTGATGACGATCCGCGGCGCGCCGGATGCGAGCCAATAGCCGCCCGAGGCCGCCACGCCGCCCACGTAGGCCACGACAGGCTTGCGACTCGCAGCCGCGCGGATCATCTGCGCGAGCTCCGAGACGCCGTTCGCCTGACCGCCGGGCGAGTCGATATCGAGCACGATCGACCCCACGAGCGGGTTGTCGGCGGCGCGCTTCATATCGAACGCAAGCATCTCGATCGAGGTGGCGCCAGACAGTGCAGTAAACAGGTTCGCATAGCGAAAGATCGGACCGCGCACGCTGATAATCGCGGTGCTACCGCGCATCTGAACGCCACTGCCCTCCTCCAGGGCCTCGCCGCGCTTGGCGAGCACGGCCTCCATGTCGGGCGTGTTGGTGCGCTCGGCGATGTCCAGCATGGTGTGCAGCCACTCGGGCTGCATGCACCAGCGCTGGGCGCGGATCCACGAGAGCGCGCGGTGTGCTGGCGCTCGCATCTGTTCGTTCATTCCGGCTCCTTGTCAGTCGGCGGTGGGCGGTCTTCACGCGGCGCTGCGGTCGCCACCTCCAGTCCATTGGCGAGCCGGAGCGTTTTCTCCCGGGAGCGCTGCACGTTGTTCTCGTACCAGTCGCTGCCGTTCATCTGCGCCGACTCCATCTCGATCGTCGAGAAGCCGCCATCGACGCGCGCCTGGGCGGCCTCGACCTCCTGCAGCTCCTGGATCTGGCCGCGGCCCGGGCCCTGCCAGCGCGCCCCGTGGTACGCGCGCTGGACCGCCGGGTCGCCGCCCAGGTAGCCCGGCAGGTTCACGCGGCCCTTGACCACCGCCTCATGGACGAAGGCCTCGTAAACCGGCTGGCAGAAGTGCATGGCGATCCACTGCCGGCGCACTGAGAACGCCTTCCAGGCCTCGAGCAGCGCCGCGCGCGCGGCCGAGTACGAGCTCTGGAAGTGCTTGATCAGCACTTCGTAGGGCAGATCCAGCGCAACGCCGATCTGGCGCAGGATGGCGAGCACGAACGGGTCAAAGGCCTGATTCGGCCGCCCCGGGTTCGCGATCGTGACGTCCTCGTCCTGGCCGAGCTCGAGCATGGCGGCCGAGCCCATCTTGTAGTCCTTGTCGCTCGTGCTCCCGCCCGTTTCTGACGTCGGCTGCATCGGCCCGAAGCCCTGGCCGTTTTTCTTGATGAAGACGGTGAAGAACGACCCGACGACCGCCGCCATCAGCTCGGATTCGGTGTAGCGCCCGAGTTGCTTGAGCGCTTCGATGACCGGCGCGAGCTCGGGCTCGCCTCGCGTCTGGCCGACGCGCCGCACGCGAAACAGGTGCAGGACGTTGCGCTGCCCGCTGCGCGCGCCGAATGCCGGCAGGCGATCCCATTCGAACTTGCGCCCGGCAATGTGGGAGCCTGGATGCTGGCGCAGCACGTGATAGGCCACCGCGGCGCCGTGCTGATCGCGCTCGACTCCACCGGAGAGCATGTCCGTGTCGCTCTTGAGATCCTGATTGCACACTCGGTCCGCTTCGATGAACTGCAGTCGCAGGTCATAGACCGAGCCCGCCCGCCTGATCCTCGGCATGTTCACGAACACGTCGCCATTCAGGAACGGCGAGAGGAAGGCCAGCGCCTGCAGGTCGTAGCCGTTGCTCTGCCGGCGGATGTCGCAATCCGTGGACTCGAACCACAGGCGAAACTCACGCTCGAGCGTCGTCTCGATCTTCTCCGCCGCGGTGTCCGTGAGGCCCAGGAACTCCGCGTCGATGTGAGACTGCAGCTTCAGGCCCGTGCCGATCACG